GATTTGCGGAGGACTCGCTGGATGCGGATCCGGTGGCATTGCACGATCAATATGAGCTGGAACCGAAGGGCGGTATGGACATGGTCAGCCGGCAGATGATGGTTCAGCAGGCCATTAACCGTAAGCAACTCTTCCAGAACAGTCCCTGGGTCGATCAGGTGGAGCTGGATAAGAGCATCATGGAGCTGGATGACCCGTCCCTGATCAAGCGATTGCTTCGGGATCCAGGTCAGAAACAGCAGGATGAGCTGGAGGACGAGACCAAGACGATCCCGACACTGCTAATCGGCATCCCGGTGCCGGCTAAACCGGGTCAGAACTTTGCGGGCCGTATCGGTGTGCTGATGCAGTACCTGAATGGGGCCATGCAGCAGGGTCAGCAGTTCAGTCCTGCCTCCAAGAATGCGTTTATGGTGCGTATCGACAGCCTGTTGCAGGGGTACGAGCAGGTGGCGACCAATGAAGCGCGGAAATTGAGGGCTGAGATCCAGAAGTTCCTGACCAGCAGCGGTTTGTTGCAGCAGCAGCAGCCTCAGATGCCAATGCCGCCCGCCGCACCGGCTCCGCAGATGGCCCCGCCACCAGTTCAATAAGCTATGACCTGCAAAGATTGCCGATATCGAGCCTCCGACAAGACCTGCCGGCGGTTTCCGCCTACCAGTAGACCAACTTGCTGGCCCACTGTGCTGGATTTTGATTGGTGCGGTGAATTCTACGCTATGACCGCTATTATTGTGGAGCCTCAGCCCGTTTTGACCTCGATTCCGGTGCAAACCCAGCCCCAAGCTCCGTTAATGGAGCAGCTTGAGGAGGGTGTGGCACCGAAGATCAGATTCCAGAAGGCAAAGAGGCAGGAGAACATCAAGGAGTTGCAGGATTCACCCCTATTTCAATCTTGATATGGCTGAATACCAAGGAAAGAAAGTCTCGCTTGGCAAACCCTTCTACACACCGGGCGAAACGAAGAAGCGGGCGGTGTACGTCCGCAATCCGAAGGGCACCGTGATCAAGGTTCGCTTCGGAGATCCCAATATGGAGATCAAGAAGGACGATCCGGAACGGCGGAAGAGTTTCAGAGCGCGTATGAATTGCGATACTGCGACTGACAAGACAACCCCGAGGCATTGGTCATGTAAAATGTGGTAAATTTATGAAGAAAAAATCGAAGTTCAGCAAACTTGCAACGCAACTCAAGAAGGAGGGCGCGGATGATCCCAAAGCTCTGGCGGCATATATTGGTCGCAAGAATCTTGGGGCCGCAGAGTTCATGCGCCGAGCCGCAGCCGGTCGCAAGAAGGCTAAGTGATTTTGATCTTATGGAATTTGATGATTTAGAAGTGTTCAAAAACTGGTGGCTTAGTAATCGCCCAATCAACACTTATGAAGGGGCAAAGCCATGCTACCATGCAGACATTGCTGGAACGGTTTTGTACCGGCAGTATCCGTATCAGGTGCAGTTGTTTATCACCCCACCCAACACCTTGATTGAAGAGCATCTGCATCCAAATGTGGACAGCTTTGAGGTGTATTTGACCGGAGACATAGCTTTCACATGCAACGGTCACATATTTGATTCTCCGAAGATTGGTGAATCCATCCGCGTGAAGACCAGCTACTGGCACGGTGGAAAAACCGGAGAGCTTGGAGCTACTTTTCTTTCGATTCAGAAGTGGCTCAACGGAGCGCAACCGTCATCAGTGGCCAACGACTGGCATGATGCCAAAAACCAGAAAAGCGGGAACAAAGTGAACATCACAAAGATCGAATGATCTCACTCATTTCACGGGTCCGCGCCGCATGGACTTTTGGCCGGCATCAATGCTGGGTCGATGCACTTCCTTGGAACAGGGACGACGCGACCACTCTCAATAACTTTTTCAAGAGCGAGACCGGAAAAAAGTTCAAGGACGCTCTCCTGAACACTGTTCTTATGCAGAACGCTTCTGCAATTACGGACAGAAACCATTTGCAATACTCCTCTGGATTTGCAATGGGTCAGGCCAGTCTTGTGAAGGTCATCGAGATGATGGCCGACCGAGAATCAATTACGGGACAGGAAGATGATCCGGATTCTGTCACGAATACATAGGATCAAAGTTGCGGTTGCTGCGTCTGTGCGGACCAGCAAACGAATACAAGCACAATATGTCAGATGAAACAATGAGTGCCGATGCGATGCTCGCTTTGGCCAATGATCACGATGCTGGTGTCGATATCGACAGCCAACCACGGGAGCAGACTCAAAATAAAAACGAGTCAGCTTCGGTTGAGCAAGATTCCTCCAATGAGGGGAGTGCCAGTAAAGAGGTCAATGACCGCGAGCAAGATGATGTAGGCACGAGCAGTAAGTCAGAGACCGATTCCAAGGCCAAGCAGAAGGAGGAGAAGCCGAAGGATCAGAAGAGCAAATTCGCCCAGGATCAGAATCGAAAGACCAAGACCTGGGAACAAATCAACGCTGAGAAGGAGGCCATCAGGGCCGAGCGCGAGGCGGTGAAGCGTGAACGGGAAGAGTGGAGCAAGCAACGGGAGCAATCCACGGTTGCCGATACCAATTCTTTTCGGGACGAGAAGGGTTACACTGCGGAGGATTACGAGGCTGCGGCCAAGGAATTCGATGCGGATGGTGACTCTCAGTTGGCCAAGGCAGCGCGAGCTAAGGCTGATGGCGTCCGTAAGACCGTGAGTGTGAAGCAGCAGCAAGTTCAGCAGGAACGCTTTACAAGGACTTGGGCAGATAATTTTAACAAGTTGTCCGAGAAGGAGACCTGGTTGAAGGATCAGTCTACGCCCGAGTACAAGCGAACGGTTGAATTGTTGCATCGCATTCCGATCTTAACAACGTTGCCCAATGGGTTAGCCCATGCGGTAGAATTGATGAAGCTCCAAGATACTGCGGGTCGATATCAGTCTGTAGAAGCCGAGAATAAGTCTCTGAAAGAACAGCTCAACAAGCTCCAGCAGAAGACCGCCATTGGTAAAAGCGTTCCGGCAGGACAACTCAAAGCAGAGGAAAAGGATTTTTCCAAGCTATCCATGAAGGAGCAAAGGGATGCGCTCATGCGAGCGACAAGAGAGTTCGATCGGGAAAGCAACCAATAGCACAACCACAACTAAAATATGGCAGGCATTACTACTTCAACCACGCTAACCAGTCAGTTCCAGAACTTCTTCAGCAAGGAACTGCTCTCGATCGTTCAACAGGAGACGATTCTTGATCAGTTCTCCATGAAGGCTCCGATCCCCAAGAACAATGGTAACAAGGCCATCACGATGTTCCGCTTCGGTCCTCCGAGCGTTGCTGGTGTCCAGACCATCAGTTCTGAAGGTACTCCTATCAGCTCTGGAAACTATCGTTCCCTTGTTCTCAACAGTCTCAGCAAGAGCCTCGCTCAGTACGGTCAGGTGATCGGATTGACCGACATCCTCCGCGCTACGGACTTGTTTAACTCACTCCAGCAGGCCACCAAGACCTCTGGTCTGGACATGGCCCTCTGGGTTGACTCGGTCATTCGTAACACCCTGATCGGTTCCAACCTCACTGCGAGCGGTTCCTCTATCGGTTCCGCCGCTGAGGGTGGTGGTACGTTCGATAACTCGGATGCTTGTAACACTGCCGCTTCTTCCGGCGGTATTAAGGTGTACGGCAACCCCGCTACGTTGACCACTCAGACCTTTTCTGGTCTGAACAGTGCTACCACCGCTGCCGATGCTACGATGACCGCCTCGGCTGTCCTTGATTCCATGACCCGCCTGAAGCGTAACCGCGCTCCGATGATCAACGGTGGCTACGTCCTAGCGACCGATCCCCGTGTTACCCGTGATTTGATGCGCGATTCCGATTGGTTGAACGCTTCCAACTACGGCAACAAGGGTCAGCCGTTCTATAAGGGCGAGGTGGGTTCCATCTACGGTTGCCGCGTTGTTACTCAGACCAACTCGTTTGTCAGCACTGGCTCTGCCACTGCCGCTGACGAGTTCATCTATCAGGCGAGTGCCGCGGGTGGTGGTCTAGCGGTCAGCAAGGACATCATCGCTTCGTTCTTCTTTGGTAACGAGTCGTTCGGTATCCCTGCCTTGACCGGTGATGATCCGTTGTCCCCGAAGGTTGTGATCACCGATACCCCCGACAAGAGCGATCCGTTGAACCAGCTCGTCACTGTTGGTGTGAAGCTGTACTTCGCCGCTCTGCGTTTGGCCGCTGGTAACACTGGCTCCACTGCTAACCCAGTCTGGTACTTGGTGCATCGTACGAAGACCTCTACCACGCTGTAATATGCGACCACAGACGGCCACCATCACGGTGATTGCCGTCAGCCCAAAGGGGCATCATCGAGAAATCGGTGGTGCCCCTTCTCATTCCGCTTGCGGATGTGATGAGGCTGACAACAATGCGCCAATGATTGCGATTCCAGTCGAGGCTCTTTCCACTGACACGGAAGATGGCCAACAGGCTTCCCCCGAGGTTGGTGATGAAGTTCTGCTCGATGATGTGCGAGGTATTCTTCGCAAGCTTGAGAACGGCGAAGCTTACGTTGAAATTAAGACCGTGAACGGTATGCCCGCTGAATACGAAAACACGGGAGACGATGCCATGGAAGCAAAGCAGACTATGGATGAAAAAGGCATGCGTAAGATGGCCATGATGCACGACGGCGAGATGGAGTCCTAACATGCCGATCTACACCTTCGAAAACAAAGGCAAGTCCGTGGAGCAAATCGCTCCAATGGGAACCGATTCTCTTGTGATCAAGGGTGAACGCTGGACGAGGCAGCCGGTAGCCCGCTTCGGGGTTACCGGTTTTGCCCGCGAAGCAGAACTCAAGGACAAGGTGAAGCAGGGCTTTAGCCGGATGGAAGACCGGCAGGGTACCCGCTTTGAAAGCACTTTCAGCAAGAATCAGATCCGTAAAATTTGGGACATATGAGCATAGAAACTAACAACGCCATTGAATACTCGATGGGCAATGCGGGCTTCCAGCTCGTGACCTCTACCGCGTTGACCACTGGCCCATTTGTGGCTGTGACCACAATCTCTCCCACCACTTTCACTTCGATCACCGGTAATGGAATCAGCGGTACTTGGTCCGCTACCTCTATTCCCGCTGGAATCACGCTTCCTGGGCCGATCACAAGCTTCCAGCTTTCCAGTGGTCAGGTGGTCGCGTTCAACGGAATCATCAGCTCCTAACCGTGACACTCGCTCTTGGAACACGATTGGCATCAAGTGGGTCTGGCGGAAACGTCACGCCCGTCGATCCGCCTGTCTTGCGAAGAGATCTATTGCAGGAAGACAATTTCTTCGTACTTCAAGAGGATGGAACCGGCAAGATTGTGTTGTCCTTTGGAACCTACGATCGAATTGCAAGCGAACAAGGCACAGATCTTATTTTAACCGAAGCATCCGACAAGTTCATTTTAACCGTAAACTAATATGGCAGACGTAAAAATCACGGCCTTAACGGCTATTTCATCGAATCCGGTTAATCCGGCAACCTTCCCCATTCCGATGGTGGATTTGCTGGATACCAGCATGGCCGCGAGCGGTACCACCAAGAAGGTAACCGTTAACCAGATCCTAGGTTCCGGCGGCACCGCCACGCTCGCCTCCGCCACCATCACCGGCGATCTGACGGTGGATACGAACACTCTGAAGGTTGATTCGACGAATGATCGCGTTGGATTTGGAACCGCTTCACCGGCTCAGGGTGTCCATCTGTCAAAGTCGAGCACATCGACCGCTTTAACTTCTCCTCCTGTCGGTGGTGCTAGTTTTCGGATTCAAAATACCAGCAGCACGAACAACAACTTTGGTTCTGTTGAGTTCTACAATGCTAATGGATTGTTCGGCGGTTCTGTTAATTGTCAG